ATAGAGCCGGCGTCACACAGGGAGCGGAGGGAGCCAGCGTCGGAAGAGCCATCGTCCGACAAGGAGCGGCTGGCACCTCTGCCGAAGGGGAAACGCCACAAGCGGCGGAGGAGCAGGATGAGGTTCGACTTCATCTGTGCCACCTGCGAGGTGAAGGTGTACGGCTTGTGCTGCCATACGACCTTCTCGTAGTCCTCGTAGCCTGTCTGTGCGGCTGCTTGCTGTTTGAGCTGGTCGAGGGACTCATCGACCAACGACACAAACTGCGGGTCGGTCGGCACATTCGCCACCTCCGCCAAGACAGACTCCGCCAAGCAGGTCTCGATATTTTTCTGTTCAGTGTTCATAATCATTCAAGTTTTGAGAATTAGGGCGCAACCAAGCACCCTAATCCGATTAGGCTCCGGCATAACGCCAGAAGGTTACAAGTTCCAACGGCTCGCCGCTCATCACACTGATAAACTGACCGCCCTTATAGAACGCAGCTTTTATGTCATGGACACCCATCGCAATCTGACAATATACACAAGCACCTTCCTTTGGTTCTACACGTCTTGGAAACCACTTGCTCAAATGCCAGTGTTTAGGCAAAAGGCGATTGACAAACCTTATGAATTTTACCGCATTCATAATCTTAGGATTGTAAGACTTCGCTTTCAAAAGTTTTTAATGTGTCCATACTGTTTTTATTTATTGTTAATTTTAGTCGATGCGCTTCCGTTGGACGGTTGATGCGCTTCGATGTGTTAATTGATGCGCTTCGATGGTCGGGGTTAGGGGGTGAACCGCTTGAGGTCGATGTCTTGGTTAGCCAATATCTCTGCCTCTGTTAGCAAGCGGTTGTAGATGCGGATGCCGTAGATTTTGCCGTAGAATCGTGCGGCAGAACCATCACGAACACCTATCCACTTACCTGTTCGGGATGACCAAGAGTCGCCCCATCTTATTTTGTTTAATGCTGCCTTATTTGCATAAGCCTGCGTATTTGCAGCGGATACGCTATATAGTGTGTTAGCATACGCGCTCAATCCAAAGCAGTTATCCGCAGATATAGCATTACACATAAGCCCTTGCCTTCCGAAAGTCATTGCTATACGATCTGCGTTACTTTCGGTATATAAGAATGTATATCCGCTGATATTTGACGCTGGAGTAAAAGTCACTTCTATTGTACAAGTGTTATATGAATGTCTCGAACTATCGTTGCTATAATAATGCCCTCCATTGAAGTACGGCACATCGTCCACGATTTGCACATTGGTTCCGTTGAACTCGACACCGCCGATGAAGTCCGTCCATTTGGCAGCAGTACATTCGTAGGCTCTATCCATTTGGAATACCAAGCCGTCTTGTACGTACAGCCCGCCATAGAGAGCCGCATCAAGCGGATGCTGATTGATGAACCCCGCCATAGCCTGCGCCTTGGTCGGGTCGCTCGCAGCGAGGACGTTCAGATACCTGAGCGTTGCCGCAATCACCGCCTTGCCATCCGTCTGCCCAAACGCCGCGAGGATGAGTGCCTTGGTCGCAGGCGACAGCCTACCATAATGCAGCCCCCCGAAGACCACCTGCGGACCGCGGATGATGTTCGTCAGCCGTACCGCTCCGCCGCCCTCCGATGCGAGACGGGCATAGACCATCTCGCTAATCTGTGTCTTGCCGTGTACTATCATATCAATTCCCGTATTGCGTTCCTGAAATCACATGCAACGGGTCGTCGAAGTCCGGCAGGTTCACGTACCCCTCGGTCGGCAGCGCGGTCGTCTCAACCGTCAGCTCCTCCGCCTGCCCGTTGTACACCTTGTCGCCGTCCTGCAAGTCGTCATAGTCGCGCCTGTCACCATACACCACATCGTCGGTCGAGACGGTGAAATCAGCGTTGAGCAACCCGAACTTCTGGTCGTAACCGGCAACCGGCGCCTCCTCGACCTGCCCGATATAACGGTACACATCCTCGCCGACGGTCAGGTCGTGGGTGTTGAAGAAGTCGAGCACTGTCTGCGCGTTCTCCGTGGTCTTGACATAGATGAACCCCGCCCTGTCGAAGACATAAGCGACTGCGGCTTTGACCTTGTCGAAGATATACACGCCGAGCCATGCGGCTTGCACCTTGAAGAGGAAATCGGTAAAAATCTTAGTTATGTTCATGATTCTATGAATTAGTGTGAATAATCTCGTTTGCTTGGGCGGTGATGGCTTGTGCCCTTGTCATGTACTGCCCGCTGCCCTCGGGGTACTCAACTGTCTCGCTGAGTTCGATGTCAATGTTGCCCATGATGTCTTCGAGCGTGTCTGTGACCTCCTGTTGAGTCATCGCCTGATACCCCTCCGGCAGTGCCTCCGGCAGTCCGAAGAACTGGGCAACCATTTCGTCATACCCCCCTGCCGCGTCGGAGTAGAGTTTGATAAGCAGTTGGTCACCCACCGCAATAGGTGGAAGATTGGTGAACTGGAGCGTGTAGTTCCTGGTTCCATCCTCCAACGGTAAGGACTGAAACATCGTCATTCTCGTAAACTTGAGCGGCGTATAGATAACCTTGCCGGTTGTCTTATTGAGCACGCCAAGTATATTGTTCTTGGTTAGACCGGAATCGTAATTGAAGTACGCCCGGTTGGCTACTGTAGCCTCTTCATGTAGAATAATCTCTTTCATATTACAATACAATGCCTGCTGCCGCGAGGTCAGCGATGTCTTGGTTAATCTGATCCTGTGTCATGCCGCCGTCGTAGTCCTCGTCGGTAACCTCCGGAGCAACGTGGGTATGTTGCTTCTTAGCATAGAGCTCGTCTGCCTTGGGCTGCCAGTACTCGTAACGGATGTAATCGCCGTCCTGATAGGCTTCCTGTCCCTCGATGACAACCCATGCCAGCGCAGCACTCAACTCCACCTGCACCTCGTAATGGTTAGCGGCGGACGGAGCGGATGTTGTGTCCTTGGTACTGATGGCAGGGATAGCGGACTGCGAACCGATGAGGTACTTGGCTCCGTTATTGCAGGTGACGATGAATGCCGCAAGCTTGGAACTGAACTTCGTGCCGGTAACGAACGACAGCGTGACCTTCTGGTTACTGCCGTTGTTCTCATTGCTGTCCGACAGATCCAACTGCGGCTCGCCGATAATTGACAGACCGGTGAAGGCGATACCCACCACCGATATTGCGATGCCCACCAAGGCTTGCGGCTCGAACGTGTCCGGAATGCTCGTCACCGGACACCATGCTATTGATTTAACTCCCGGTATTCTCATGTTTACCTTTCTTATGCGATTTATATTCTTTCCAATAGAGCCGTTGCCACGTCTGCTTGATAGCCAAGGCGTTCGTCTCCGTGTTCTCGATACCGTTCAGATCCATAAACGCCTCAATGACCTGCGTGAAGGTGGAGGAACCTCCCTGCTGAATGACCCGCGAGGTGAAGAGCATCTTGTTGATGAACTTCGTGAGCTCAAGGCGGAAGTGATTGCGCACCGTCGCTTCGAGCAGACTCTGCGACTGCGGACGAAGATAATTGTAGGTCTCCGGCGGTCGGTTCAAAAAGTAAGGAATCTCGATGCAGATTGTCGCATCTTGTGAAGGCGCAGCGGGAAGAGCATCCGGCTGCTTTGTTATGCACAGCTCCAAGATATTACGCTCCGCCGAACCGCGAAGCGTCTGCACCGGTTCCAGTTCCGGCACCTCCACATCGCAGTTATATATATACGACGGCAGCGTCTCGTCCTCGATGTGACGGAGACGGTACATCTCGTGTGCATACCACTGGGCAAGGTACTTTGGCCATGTCAAATACAAATAAAAACGGTTCTGTTTTTTCATACAGCAAAGATACTGCTTTTTCTTGTAGATAACAAAGATTTACGGGTCAGGGTTTAGACTCATCGCCGAGTCATCCCAAACGAACACTAAATCCAGCTGCAGAGCCTTCTGAGACTCGCAATGATTGAGCACTCCTTCGATTAGTACACGCTCAATGGGGGTCACTGAGTCGTCAGCCAGTTTGTTATAAACCGTCTGTTTGGACCAGCATCCCCATCTGAGGAACAGGCGAAGCGCCTTTTTCTTCAACTTGACAGGCAGAGCGTCGTAACGCTCACGATAATTTGAAACACTAAACATAACAACCAACAATCAATAGAAGGTGATTGGGTTGTCGTCTGAATGGCGATGCAAAGATACGATTTCTTCTGTAGAAAAAAAAAAAAGCGCCACAAAAAGTGACGCTTTTCTGCATTTTATCGTGAAAATCACGCAATTGAAGGTGCTAATCCTGCTCTTTTGTGACCGGAACGAGCTCCAGAGTTAGCGAAAAAGATTCCTGATCAATACTGTCGAAGGTGGCAGTAATGAGTACTCTTCCGGAAGGATCACCGGCGACGGAATAACCTTTGCACGGACGGTCGTTGTTCTGCACAGCGGCGGTGAGTTCTGAAAGGAAATCACGCAAACCCATATTCGTCAATGGGATGTTCGGTACACGGATCATAGTGCTACCTCCTTTCTGAATGAATACGTACAAATGTTATCTCCGAGGCGGAAAGAGTACTCCATTCCTCCCTCGATGGGTGCCCACGTTGCGTCCCTGCCTTTGAGACGGACGGCATGAGCTAACGAAAAGAACATCTTCTTGAGGTCGATTGTGCGGCACGTACGCCGCTTAACATTAAGATTTGAGACCATAACATTTTGATTTAGACATTAAACAAAACAGTCCGGGCAAGACCCGCTGTCTATTCCCAAAATGTTAATGGAACGAGGGACTATTACGGTCTCCTCACGGGGTGCTCGGACTAAAGTGCAAACTCATTTTCGGCTACAAAAAAAGTCGCTCACTTGCGACCATATAACCGGACGCCACTAACATTATTTTGGAATAGACGGTGCAAAGGAACAGCCTTTTTTTCATATAAACAAATTTTTCAAGAAAAAAATGCACTTTTCTGCCACTTTCTGCAAGAAAAGAACCTTTTTTCTCCCAATAAGCCGATTTTTGACATCTTAACTCTCTGAAATAGCCGAAATTTAACCCTTCAGAAACGGCTATTTTAGTAGCATTTTATCATTTCTTCCACAGAAACGAAATCTAACTTATAAAAAAATGAGAGGGGTTACAGGGGAGAAGAACAAAACTTCTCCCTTGTTTACGTCAATCGACCCCCCGCCCTGCCTGCAATTCGTTGGCTTTCGACCTCTGTTTCTTGAGCGGAATATGCAGAGGTCTATGCAGGAAATGGGGAGAGACGAACGCGAGAGGTTCGCGCTGATGAACGAGATAGTCCACGCGTGAGGACTATGGAGTTAGCGCGTGATAGTTTTTGCTCACACTATGACCGAGGTCTATGCGTGAGGTTTTTTTGCTCGACATATAGCCGGAGTCTATGCGAGGAAGTTATCTAATGGGTTTACTAATGGGTTTACTAATGGGGTTTGCTTATGGGGTTACCTTGTGGGGTCTAATGGGCATAAAGAAAGGTGCAACCTAACAGGCTACACCTTGCGGGTTTTTGCTCACACTATGAGCGAGGTCTATGTGTGGGGTTTTTGCTCATCTTATAAATGAGACGAGCAAGGGGTTACTCTGCTTCATCGTTCGGGGGTGGGTCGGACTGGGTGGACTTGCGCTTGGACTTGCCTCCGACGGAGACCTTGGTCTTGCCGTGTTCAAACTTGGCATTGAGTCCGCGAACCGTTGCGTCCCATGCAAAGAAGATAGCGACCATGACCGTCAGGAGTCCGAAGCCTTGAATAACAGAGGGGTGCAGTTCTCCGGGTGGGGGTATAATGATACCCGCTATCAAGAGTCCCGCACCAATTAACGCGAGGACGATAGCCGTCCAAGCTTGGAGGGTTGCTTCCCTCATACGCTTCCCGAAGTTAGCAGGGGTTGCGGTTTTTGATTTACGTGTTGCCATATCAGTTATATTTATTGAGTTGCTCGAAAGAGGTTGCACATATACCTACGAAAGACTTGCCGATAGACCGAGCCATAAAGTCGCGCATGTTCATTACGGAGGCATACCATTTGGTTGAGAACCATTTGCGTCTCTCTCGTATCTTGCGTTCGTGACCGGCGCGGGTTGTCTCCCCTATATCGCCGGGGTTGCCTCTGTATTTCTCACGCCCCACACCGAGGTCTTGGAAGATACCATATTCGGGGAAAGAAAAGTGCAAGGTCAGTTGCATATAAGTGCCGTCGTGCTTCACGGGGAAATAGCGCAATTCGTCGAACAGGTGCGGTTCATCACGGCGATACTTGCGCCGTGGCATTTCGTACACACCCAACTTGCGAATGCGTTCCTGCCAAATCTTGGTCATGGTGGTGTTCCATGCTTCCACGTACTTTTGGCGTTCTTCTATGGTCTGTTGTTCGTTCATCATCAACTGATTACTACTGCATCATTGCGTGCCCTGTCGCTGAATGCCAGCGTCATCTCCATTACAATGTTGCTGTTCGGGTTGGTAGAGCGAGGCAACTTATAATCTTTAATATATACCTGACTCCAATCGCCATACACCGTATTGCCGGACTTGTAGGGGTCGTATCTCTGCACGGTAACGGCATGAACGAGTCCGACCAAAGTATCATACATGAATGCCGGCAGCGGCGAGGTCTTGACCTTCAGCTCCAAACGGTTCTCTATGTCATAACGGCTGTCTTTGCCGTCCACGGTAGCCAGTTCGTACTCCGAGATCAGGTCTTCCTCCATCGAGCAGGGCAGGCAAACATTCTCCCATACATTGAACACATTCCGGAACTGGAGCAACTCGTATTTCTCCATCGGCAGATAATATACTGTGTGTGACCGGTTCCCCATCACAATCTCCGCCTTGACCTCACCGGCATTCGGATTGACAGGCACCGAACCGAAGCCGGCATCTGACGCACCGGAGACCGTCCGCGTCGAACCGTCTGCCAAAGTATAGGTGACCGAATAAGAATCAAACGTAGTCTTGTAATAATACAGAAGCATCGACTGCTGCTCCGCCATCCATGAGACTTTCGACTGCGTAAAGAACCTATTGGCGGCAAACACATCCGCCGTGAGTGAACCGGCTTTGCGCAGTGAAGCCATGGTGAAGATGACCTGCACGTAAGAAAAGGATGTGGTCGATTCCTCCCCGGAGGTGTTCACCTCTTTATAATAGCCTGAGACAGTGATACAGCTATCGCCGTACTGCATCATGTGAGCCCGGACGACTCTCTCCAGACCGAGAAACTCGAAGTAACCATTGATCAGCCTCGAAGGATAATCCGAGACGATGGTACGCCCGGCGACGGACGATCTCAAGTAGAGATACACGGCGCTGAGCTGCGCGGCGTTCTGCTTGCGGGCAGTAGTCTCAATTTGTGACAAGAATATCATAGTGTTTAATTTTATTTATTCCATGTTAGCCGATGCCGAAGGTGTTGATGGTGGAGAACTTGACGGGCTTTTTCTCCATACCTATATACAGTGTGTCGAAAGCATCGGTGCCGTCGGTTCTGTGCTCCAGCAGATTCTCCTCGGATTCGGCGAGTTTCTCGCCTGCCTTGTGCTTGTGGAAGCCGTTGCTTCCCTTCATCACGCCGGCGGACTGAATAGCGATGAGCAAGGCTTCGTTGTTATCGACATTAAAGAACGGCATGAGACGGTTCTTGCCGGCAAAACCGCCGTTGATGAGCAGGTACTTCTCGTTATGCCGCATCGGATGGCCAAGATAGACCGATTTGATCTTCCAACCATGGGCGATAAACTCCTTCTCGATGACCCGCTTGAAATCGTCCTTATTGACCGCGTAGTTAGAGCCGAGCGCCGTAGAGTCATAGTAGAAGATGACTTGCTTCTTGCGGTGGTGCTCGTAGTACTTGCAGACATCGTCGATGAGGGCGGGTATCTTGCGCTCGAACTTGACATAGAAGGACTTGATGACATTGAGCCGGCCTTTGTCCTCCTGTCCGGCAACAATCCAGTTTATGTTGGCATTGTAATCCATGCCGATGCAGATAGGCTTGTCCGGATTGCAATCCCGGTCCGCCTGACTGTCCACGAGACGGCGGTACTCGGCTTCTGTCTTGCCGAAACCGAGCGTAGCGAGGTAATCGTTATTGGCGGCGTGGTACTTATGCCGCTCGGTCATGGAGGAATAGAAGCCGTCCTTCATGATACCGATGCGCTGGCAGAGGATGGACGTCTGGAACACGAGTGGCGGAAGGTCACGCTTCATGTCCTTGATGTAGTTCACGCCGACGAGTTCGAGGTTGTCGATGGTGGAGCACTCGATGTAATAGACCGCCCCGGCGCGCAGCTGGTTGAGGGTCTTGTTATTGCTCCGGAGGTGATACCGCAGGTACGACGGCACTTCATTGCCCTCCGCCTGCAGCTTCCGGATGCGCTCCTTCATCTTCCACTCCTCATATACGCACCCCTCAATGGCACGGATGAGTTCCGGGTTCATCTTTTCGCGGTAATTGAGGAACCACGAGCCCTTGGTGCCGACCGGCATATCCGACATAATCATGATGGAGTGATGACAGGAGTGGTGCCCGAAGTGCGCCCTGATACCGCCGTTAGCGGGCAGCGTCTCGTCCTTGAGTTTCTCGAAGTTGATGAACTTCGCCTCGTCGATGAGCAGCCAGTCCAAGGTCAGGGAGTTGGAACTACCGGCAATGTCTTGGGAGATGAGTACCGCGCGGCTGCCGTTGTAGAACGAGATGACATGTGTATATTCCCTCGGCTCAATCTTCGCCTCTCCGAAGGACTTGGGCGGTTTGATGCCGATGACGTAATGCACGCCCTCGATGAAGCCCATCGCCTTCCAACAGGAGAACAGTCCCGGCAGGGTGTTGGTCAGACCGTGGCGGAAGGTCGGCACGACGATGCCGCCGGTGGAGCCGGGCATACGCTGCATGTTCCTCAGGACGAACGGCGCACCCATGCCGTAGGTCTTGCCGAAACGACGACCGGCTACTACCACCGTCGTCTTGGCGCCGATGAACGACACCTTCTGCTGGATCTTATTGAAATATACTTCTGACATAAGTTTCGTTATCAACAAAAGTCACTTTTACGGCTGCCAAAAGTGACTTTTACGGGTCGTGAAAGTCACTTTTGTTCTGCCTCATTGTTTACTTCCTCCGGGAAGAGTGTTTCCTCCTGCAAATCGGCTTCCTCGTAGGTCACATCTTCAATGTCCGGAATATCGACCGCCAGCTTGCGCTTGAGAGCGGCTTTGACCTCATCCACATTCGGTATCGGCTTTATGCCTACCAGCGTCGGATCAAAGGATGGCGTGAACGGCTGCACCACAATCATCTCAAACGGCATGGTCTTCTCGTCCTCCAGTTCGACGCGGTTAATCTTCGCCAGCTCTTTCGCCGCCATAATCATTGCCTTGGTGTCCTTGCGCCGCTTCGCCATATTGTACGCATCGAGCAGCATATCAGAGATACGTGCCCGGTGGAACTCCCTCGACGCGTCCGCGAGGATAGGGATGAGCTCCTTGATAATCGCCAAGTCGGCATAGACCTTCGACTGGGCGATGCCGTAACGCCCCATGAACACGGTGACGAACTTGCGGTCCGGCTCGGAGGGATTGGCGAGATACCAGTTGTACATATCGCGAAGCCGCATCAGGTGCTCCACCCTTGCCGCATCATACCGCTGCAGAAGCTCATCCTTGGGGGTGAACAAATCCTGCCGGGCTAATTCTATGGTCTTGATCTGTGCCATTTTACTCGTCGTCCTCCATATCGAGAAAGTTATCATGGACGTTCTGCAGAGCCAGCGGTGAACCGACTTTCGCCAAGGTCATCTCCTGCTCCCGGATAGCCACGGTACTGATAGCCTTGCCGCGTCGGTACTTGCGGCTGACCTCCGTACTCTCGTCCTGTATATCACTACGCAGCTGCTCAACATCTACCTCGATGATGAGCGCAATGTCCGAGATCTTCATGAAGATAGAAGACAGCTTCTCGACATTCTCTAATTGTTCTGCGGTGTAATCCATTCCTCTGCGTTATACGATAAATCAATATACTTGCCTACCGACAGCTCGAACATGCAGATGGCGGTGTCGGGCACGAGGTACTTGTCCACCTCCTGCAAGGTTACCTGCGGGTCAAGGAACTGCATGTCTTCCTCCAGCCGGATCTTCTCCTGAATGAGCATGGAGCAGAACTGCCGGTGTATCTCAAAGATGATATCCATGCACCTCTGCCTTGCCGCCATGTCGTCGTGAGCGTGGCGCATGGCGATAAAGACGGTGCGGATCTTCGTGGTGTGCGGCGTGTTGTCGAAACGGGTAATACCGGCGGCATTGTCCGCTACCATGACCTGATTGGGAGTGCTCTGCATCCGTGCCAAGGACTCCTCCAGACCATCCAAGCCGGAGATAGTAGTACACTTGAAGCCATTCTCCCGGCATAACTTATTGCGAGCGACGAGGTCCTTGAAGAACTCGACCGCATTCCAAGGCTTGTTACTTTCCATGACTCTCTTGCATTCGTTTTAATTCGTTATACTCTTCGGCTTGGGCATCCAGCTCTGTCAATGCCCGCCATACATCCATGGAGAGGATCTCCTTCTCCTTGGTGATATCGCCTTTGGTCAATGCCCGTATCTGGGTGTTCATCGACCGGACCAGCTTCTCGTGTATGTTTCCTTCCTCCTCGGCATTGACCGGAGCCGGCACAAAGAAATGGGTGAAGGACCGGGCGAACAGCTGCTTGACCGATGCCACCCACAGGAAAACCGCGTATGCTTCCGGAGCGGTGAGGTGCATATCCCCGTCGTAGAGGATAGAAGCGATGGCGTTCAGATGGATGATGTCCTTCCGGTGCAGATAGCCTTGGTACTGATTCTCTATCACGAGCCAGTTCTGAAACTCCAGTCCGTGCAACTTGGCATTGTACAGTGCTTTCTTGCCTTGTATCGACTCCGGACGGACGGGCATCGGCGGTATCTCCAGCAGCCAGTCCATCACCGGCAGAAAGGCAGCTATCTGCTCCGGCTTCAGCATCTCCCGCTGCTCCTCTGTCAGTTTGCCCCAACGGATGAGGCACAGGCTCTTAATCTGATCCGGCTCGTAATGACCGGAGGACAACAGGAAGCACGCATACATCAGTTGCTTGTCCGTCAGCTCCTGAAACGATACCGGCACGTTCACATTGATAATCATAACCAGAACCCTCCGCTGCTCTTCTTGTTTTGGAATGTATAATCCGCCCAGTGCTTCGCTGCCTCCGACTCTGACCAGTTGGGGAAGTTATCCGGATGAATGCGGATGAACTGCACCACCCGCTTCACCTCCTCGCGGCACTCCTCGCCCTTCAGCTTCTTGATGATGATACCCGGAACGGCAGCAAACAGGAAATTCAGTTTGATAAGTCGGACAGCCTCGTCGGTATAGACAGCGGCTCTCATCTCATCAAGGACCTCGGTACTGATGACCTCGTCAGCGATGGTATCCTGAATGACAAACAGCTTCAGACGCTGCTCTCTGAATTTATCGAAGAGGTTGGTAGTGATACCCTGCATCCGCTGCGCCTCGAATCCACGGAAGAGCAGACCGGCGAACAGTGTACCGACCGCCTGCAGTTCCATTACTATCTGCTCGATAGCATTGTCCCGCTGTGCGATGAGAGCTTCAGCAAGGTCGGCGGTGCGCTCCTTCGATGCCGGAGCAACGGAAGTGTTCGACACGATGCCGAAACCGTTAGCGGTGAGGATTACGTTGAGCGAGGGGATAGCGTTGCGGAAAGCTTCCGCTGCTACCACCGTACGGGCCAACGGCATCAGTTTCTCGGTCAATGCCGCCTCCTTGCATACATTTCCGAAGAACCATCTCTCCGCCAAGAGCAGATGTACATTGATTTTAGTAAACAAATCGTCCTCGCCCTCTACGGCGGTGACGACATTCGGTATATATTGCGACAGCGTCGCGTTGTCATTGATGATGGTCATTTGTCTTCCTCCTGTGATGCGCCGTTGTCTGCGGCTGGTTTAACATCCTTATGCTCATCGAGCGTCGTGAGCTGCATAATCTGACACTCGGGCTTGACACCCTTCCAGCCGTTGATGAAGCAAACGAGCTGGTGCGGTCGTTTGAGCAGGTCGTGCGTCGGTTTGTTCAGCAGCTGGACAATCATGTACAACTCTCGTTTGTCAGAACCGGAGTTGTTGGTCTGCGTCTTGCCGGGTACTGCGCCGACGAGGTTCGGATGAACGCCCATCACGAAGCACATCATATTGATTGCTTCGACGTTGTCAGTAGCCCAATCGCCACCTTCTTTGTCCTTCTCAAGGTTGGTAATCTGAACATGGGGGATGACCTTCCCGCTGTTGGGGTCGGTCCATGCACCGCTGAAGATAGCCCTTCCGGAATTCTCTGCGCCGGTGAGAAACTCGATAATCTCCGTCTTGCGTTTTTTGACAAACTCACCCTGTTTCTCGGCATTGTCAGTGATGCCGGCTAACTCAAACTGCTCTTCCCAGTACTCCGGAGCAATTGTAATGATATACTTCAGCGGCGCGGCATTCTTCAGCTTCGAGTATTTGCCGAGTGCAATGAGCTGTTTTATATCGTACCACTTGCCCTTGAACAGTGACGCGTAATAGGGGATAGGATAATACGTGTTATCCGGAGTCGGGAGACGCGTCACCATCGCGAACTGGTAACTGTCCGGTCTGCGCTTCGGGTTCTTCAAAATCTCCTCCAAGTCCCTGAACGGGTCTTGCGGGTCAAGCATCGGATAACGCTTGATCTTCGCCGGGTTAGGAACACGGGAGGAACGGAAATCGCCGTAATAGACATAGCGGCGAGTTTCTTTGTCCGGGGAGAAACGGCAGTACATCGCCTGCAGACGGGAGATAGAAGCGATTTTATTCCCGCCCCGGTTGAAGGTGATAAGGGTGACGGCGAACTGCCAGAACTTCATGTCCGTACAAACACCGAGGTAGTACGCGGCCATATCATTCCGCATACAGAAATCCTCCACCTCCTCGCGCACCGTCTCGTCGGCTGTCTCCGGCAGAACGTACTCCAGCCCTGCCGCATAGCAGTTCTTGATGTTGTGCTGCTGACACGTATTAATAGTTTCGTCGGCTTCGATCTTATCAAGGATATCATAGGGCATATGGTTCTCACGCCCCCATGGCTGAATCTCCCAGCCGTTGCGGAGTTTGATAGGCTGGATATCTTCATCCTTCGTTTCCTCCTTCCATATCTGCTTGGATGCCGGTTGGAAGGCAGCGATGAGTGAGCCGTTGGATGTCTTGAACTCAATCAGGCTAAAATCTGAATAGATCTTCATTTGTGTACACGTTTAATTTCGGCGCAAAGATACGAAGAAAAGCACGGTATCACAAAAGACAGCGGCTACAGCATCACTTCGCAGCCGTTGATTTTGAGGATGAGGATGTCTCTAATCGTCCGGATTTGTCCGGAGTCGAGTTGTTTGACGCGGCGGGTACCCTTGTACTTATCGAACTTCAGACCGATACAGTTATTGATATTGAGTACTCTGCCGTCCTTGGTCATCACGACCAGATCCACGGGGTCGGGCTTCATCAGCATGTCCGCCATGGTGCTTATGTGAATAGGCTTTGACATAGTTTTGATTTGTAGATTTCGTGAAACGGAACGGAATGGTATTGCACCATGTCCTCAAATTCCTGCTCCAGCGTGCGGAATATCTCCTCGTCGGTGGTAACAATAGCGCACTCATGGCGGTTGCCACGGGTGAGGTTCTGCGAGGTGATGATGGCCACACGGTCATTCGCTCCAGACAGCAGGATGAGTTTGGAGTGATTGTCCGCAAGAAAGCAGCGGTCGATAGTCTGCACGATGAACGGCCACAGACGCAGGGTCTTGTTCGTCGCCTTGTGGTCGAGCAGCAGCTGCACATCTTTGACCTTTCCCGAGCGACGCAGCCGGTAGAGTCTCCGGATGAACTCCTCGGAGATAGAGAAGGATGTTTGGCGGATGGTTGCCTCGCCTTCTATCTGAGCGAGGCACCAATCCACCACATCCGCCACCTGCAGCCGGTTGGACAGGTAGGCTTGCATAGGGCACTCCTTCAGGGGACGCAGTACGCTGTCAACTGTACTATTGCCCATCCGGAGTATATTCGTCGTACGCTTTCCAGTTGGCACGATAGCGGTCATCAAGGGCAATCAGCTCCTTTAGAAAAGGATATTGCTCCCCGTCCGGACATGCCAGACCGGGCGTGTTGACGATGACCAGCAGCTGTGCGCGGTTATGCCGCATCTGCTGCATGATATTCAGGTTCTCCGCATAGAGTGCCTGTATCTCGTCGGGCAGTTGGTCATGGTCGGGGCGCTTGCCTTTCGCCCTCGGTGTATTCTTATTGTCCAACTTGCGCTCCTTGGAGATCACTTCTACCTTGGCACTCATCTCCACTACCTCCGCATGGGTCTTGCGTTCGAGGCGCAGCGGCAGGAACTTACCGAGCTGGTACGCCACCTGTTTGTAGAACTGCTTGGGCAGACGCTCGAAGTTATTACCAAGAATCACCATACGGGTGATACGGCGGCAGAGCATTGCGCCGGTCGTTACGAACTGCGAACCCTTGTTCAGATCCGCTTTGTCTTCCGGGGTATTGAGCCACTCCTGCAATTGGGCTGTCAATTTCTCGTCCATAATGATTGCTTATTATTGATTGTCCACGCCTACGATATAGAGGATGTTCTTGCCCATGGGAGCGAGTAGGCGGTTCATCGCTCCGAGTGTCGAGCCGGTGGTGACGAAATCGTCAAAGCATATCAGATTGGCTTCATCCGGAATGTCTCCTGGCTCGAAGTCCACCCCGATGCGCTGCTTGGTGCGTGCTATTGCCACATCCGGACGGTAGGGAATTCCCAGCCTGCGCGCCATCTCCTCGGCTACCATACAGGCGAAGTTGCGCTCCTTGTGACGGCGGCGCGGGGTGGTAATCACTGCCCAACCGCCATGCCGGAGGTGCGTGCCGAGAACCGACTGCAGGGCAGGAACTAACGCATTCACGAACCGTGGCACCATAGCATCGTCGGCTTTTATCTCCGCGAGGGTCGGACCCTTGATAGTGCGCTTCCAGACGGCGATGATACGAAGCCCGACCTTGGGGAAGATATGCACATGCTCCTCGGAGAGGTCGCACCGGGCGATATCCGCGTGTTCGGCGTGCCACGCTTTCCGGGGACCACCTTCGGCGAACAGGTCCTTGACGGCTTGGTTAGCCTGACCGATGGAATGCAAAATGTCGGAGAGCGGAGCCTGCTCTATAGACTCCAGACTCTCCGACATCGACGTCCCAACTTCTATGGTTGGTTCAATGAGCATCAGTCGCCCGTTTTACCCGATTGCTCACCGCTCTCTTCCGGATTGATCATACCGCTCTCATCGTCGATCTGACCCGTGTAGAAGGGCTGTGCAAGCAGGTCGGTAGCAACCGCTGTGACGGTCGTCTGAGCCGTTCCGTCATTACCCTGACCGCCATCCTGAGCGACGGTTGTCTTGGTCTCCGACATCTCGCTACCGGTAACGCGATACTTGCCGTCAGCATCCTGCGTTATCCAAACGATGTCACTGTTGTTGCAGTAGGCCATCAGCATGGTAGCCTCTTCCTTTGTACCGGGATGAACACCGGTGAAAGTGTTCAGCTGGGTCTGGGAAGGAACCTCACCTTGGGGGTCGGATTTGATACCAGAACCTCTGATGAGCAGGTCGACGTGGTGGAAGTGCTCACCCTCCGCCAACTCGAACGAACCCTGATAGGTGGAGGTTGTCGGACGACCGTCCTCTGCACCTGCCAGAACCGGCCATTTGGTGATGTTCTTCTTGTGAACGTAGTAGCAACGGCGGCGAATACCCGGCACGAGGGTCTTACCCTGACACCACTCGACCGATCCGGCCAATACAGAACATGAATTGTTAGTAGGCATACTCTTTCGTTTTTAAGGATTGAACAATGTGCACCCCTCCGGCTCATCACCGGAGAGGTACGTTACTTCTTACTCACCTCCGCCGTTGGTGCCTTCGGGATCCGCTGCCGGTTGCTGTGTCTCGGTGTTAGCCGGTGCCTGAGTACCGGCGGTAGCGTCTGCCAACTCGATGACAAACAGACGACGGGGATCGATGGACTCGAACTCTACACCGAAGAACATCGTAGCGATAAACTCCAGCGTGAACGCCGAGAAACGCTCTACGGCTACGTCCTCGATGTCGCCCATCTGGTCCACTCCAATCAGCATATTCTCCTTGGTGGAGAGGTGGATGTACTTGGAACCGTCCTTGGAGACGAGGTCCACGAACTTACACTTCTTGTTGGAACCCTCCAAGATGAGCTGTTCGAAACCTTGAACCCACGGCGTAGCGTTGTGGATGGTAGCGTAAGCGTCCTCGTACGCCTCGCGGATTTCCGGAGCCATGTACATGTAGGACGGATGGCGCTTCAGAATCACGTTCGCTTTTCGGAACGCATTCTTGAGCACATCCACCGCATTCTCGGAGGTGATGGCCTCGGTCAGCTTCAGGTAGTTACCTTTGGCTGCAGAGATTTTACCTGCCGCAATCTCGGTGTCTGTGATTGTGTCCCAGCCGTTGAACAAATCAGCACTGGTGGTGCCGTTCGCATTGCGGACTGCAGACCAAATTACGAGGTTGAGGTTCTCACTCAAGGTCTTGCAGATCTCGGTGAGACCCTTGCGGACGATATCCGCATTCTTCTGTCCGTCGCCCTTGGTAGCGGCATTCTTGCCGATGACCAACGTAGCAGCGGAGTTCGGCTCGAATTCGTAGTCGATAGCCCCCATGAAGGTCTCCAGTTCGCGGAACTTGAGATCCACATCCTTGCCCGTCTTCATGTTGACTTTGTACGGTGCGAACTGAGCGTTCAGGTTCAGCTGACCGACCACCTCTTTGTAGCGGATACCCGCGCGGACGGTGACATAGGGCAAAATCTCCTCCAAACCGATGAGCATCATCGCAAGGAATTCCTCACGATACTTCTTGGCAGCCTTCTGATACTCTTCCAGCTGCGCGCTTGTTACTTTTCCTGCCATTTGTGAAAAGATTAATAGTTAAACATTGATTAAACTTCGTCCCACATCTTGCGAGCTCGGGCGAATGTCTCTTGAAGCTTAGCCATAGGCGAGAGTTCCTCGTGTTCCTCCGGATCTTTGTGCTCCTCGGTCTCGATGACCTCATGACTCTTGGCTGCAGGCAATGCCTCCAGCTCCTCAATGCGGGCGTTGGCGGCTGCCAACTTCGTCTCGGCATCTGCCTTGGCGGTCTCAGCAGCTGTTTTGGCAGCCTCCAGAGCCTCTTTGTCTGTCTTAGCCTGAGCTAATGCAGCCTCGATGGCATCCATCTGAGCCTCGTCCAAGGTAACTGTTCCGTCTTCCTGAGCTACCATTTCTTTGAGATTGGCAGCAGCCAGTACGGCGGCTACCATCAAGAATACTTTTTTCATACCTTTTGATTGATTATTGATTGTTGCAGGAGGTTCCGCTGCAGCCTGTGCCGCGGTGACCTCTTCTTTCTTCTTGCCGAACCATCGGGCAAACAGATTCTCCAGCTGCTTGAAGAGTCCGTCCGCCTCCACCGGCATTCCTTCCGGAAGCGGGATGCCTGCAGCTGCCATTGCGTTTGCCACCGATTGCGTGAGGTGTACGTCTTCCGTTGTATCCACTATCTCGTCCACGAAACCCCAATCCAACGCCTCCTGTGCGGTCAGCCATTTGTTCTCTGCCATCAAATCAAGCATCTCCTTTACCGGTTTCTTGCATCTGTCCGCGTACATGGTGGCGACAGTCAGGTCTATCTTATCCAGACTGGATGCCGTCTTCTCGTACTCTTTGGCTTTCTCCTTGAGTTGGTCGGCGTTGAGCAGTGCCCATTCGAGCACAGCCTGCGAGCACTTATGCACAAGGTACATCGCCGACTTCTCGATTGCGATATGCTTGGCGCCCATCGACGTGATGGTAGCGGCGGAAGCATTCATACCGCGGTAATACACATGCACGTTGCCGTGCTGAGCGAAAGCTGCAGAAACAGACAGCGCCGTAGCTACAGAGCCACCGAGGGAGTCAATCAGTACTGACACCTCGCTGTCGCCAGCTTTATCCAGAACATAGTCCACGTAGTCTGTATCGAAATCCCAACCGCCTACGTAGCCTTTCAGTTTCAAATCAAATTTCTTTGCCATAGCGCACATTTTTAATTCCGGCTGCAAAGGTGCTACAACTATTTCCGAGCTTCCAAAGACATATATAGATAAGGAGAATGCGCTACGCGTGCGCATACGAAGAAAGCCGGCAAGTTACCGGCAAGTTACCGGCAAGTTACCGACCTTTGGCGTGTCATCAGCACGAAGGTACTGCTATTTTTGCGCAATACCGCCAAGAATAAATATGGAATACCCATACCCGAAACAGAATGAGTGGGGTACGTTTTATGAAAGAAAATGTATAAAAACAGGCAAATTCAAGAAATAACGCATTTTTTTGCATTTTTTTGCCCAAAAATTTGCATAATACGAAAAAAAGTATTACCTTTGCACTGTATTTGAAAAACAAAAGAAATTATGATTGAATTTAATGAAAAAGAAGTTGAACTGATTGAAGCAATCAGGAACTTCAAAGCCTCGAAAGGGAGGATGGAAAAAAGAGAAATCTTCGAAGATTACATCAACCAATTACTAACAGAACTAATGGAGAACTGAGAGAGGGGGAGACCCCTCCTCCCCTCTCCTAAAAAAATAAGAACTATGGCAACAAGTAAAGAAATTATTCGCAATCTGAACTTAATGAGTAATTGCGAAAGCGTTGAGGATCTGAAGAACACCCTCATAAACTATGTAGAGAATAACCTTGGTCACGTCGTAGCAGATCTGGCTGAAGGTGACGAGTGGCTTTCCAAAATCATGCCATCCTGTCAAGACGAAACCCGCTGGGGTGATACGCAGACCGCCGAGTTTGACTTAGACAATGAGACAGCTCGAGTATGGGTGAAGATAGCGGAGATAATGAAGGACTCCGGAGCAGATGATTATTGTTACACTATCACGGTAGAGGAGGTTTAACTATGGCAGAACTCACCCCAAAACAGAAGTTACAGGATATATACCTTGACTTAAACATAAGAAGATTCGCCGACCGATACTTTGGGAAGACCGGAGGATGGCTCTACCACAAGTTCGATCGCGTAGATGTTAACGGCACCGGTCGCCCGGAAGACTTCACAGAAGAACAGCTTGCACAACTCAAATCGGGATTATACGACTTAGCAGACCGGATCAAAGCAGCTGCAGACAAATTATAGGCTCAAACACTTTTGTTTATTCAAATACACCCGAGCCGCAGGTTGAGCCGCCTGCGGTTCTTTTTATATGATGGCAGAGTGACTAAGGTCGAAAAAAAAGCAGGGCGCTAACCCTGCTTTTTTCTATACATCTGACCATGCTTCTCGTAATCCTCGCCTATCTCATCGCAGATAGCCACCCGGCAACCTTGACGAACCAATTTTGGAAGATACGTATCCAAGGCATGAAAGGGGAAACCGCACATTTTGATTTTTGATGTACCTTGATGTGTCAGCGTGATGCACAATATATTGCTTGCTTTCTCCGCATCCTCATTGTATATCTCATAAAAATCACCCACCCGGAACAGGAGAAGCGCATCCGGATATTGTTCTTTTATATCTCGCCACTGCTTCAGCAGGGCGCACTCCTCGTAATTAACCACCAACGGCTTCGGCTCTTTCTTAACCTCGACCGGCTTGGAAGCAGCCGGCATGGGAACCGGCTGAACCTCTGCGGCGGCGAAAGCGGCAAACAAATCTAACTGCTTAATCATGCTGCAACTCCTTCCTTATTGAATACTACTTGATTAGCCGTGAACAGAAACACCACCGGGCACCAACTTTGCCCCTTGCGCGGCTTGCCCCAAAAGAGCAACGCTTTTTCACCTTTCTTCACTTGGGCACCTATTTTCTTCCAGCCATCGAATGTATGCAGCTTGGCACCCTCTTTCACTCCATACGCCTCGCGGAGCAAATCATTAGGCTTTACCATTTCGCGCCCCTCGCTGCTTGCTATGGCATCCAATTCATTGCACCACTCGCGCAACCACTGACGCAACTCTGACATCTTTTTTGATTTTGTACTCTCACTAACTTCTACTAACTCTTTCGTAGCGACTTCTTGAACTTTAGACTCTTTCATAATTGTACTGAATTTGATTGTTAATAACTTGTTAATAAACTACTTTTTTGATTTCGTGATGCTTTATAAAGGTAGCAGATACAGCAACGCAAGATTTTTGGGAAGAATACTACCCGAAGGGCTGGAGATTGTTACCAAAACGTGCCTTGACCTTGCATAGCGAAAGATGCGACTTACCTTTGCATCACAGAAACCGAAAGAGTAGTAACAAGTAAACAATCATCAGGACAGGAAAGAGCAGAAGAGCAAGAAGCGGCACGGAGAGACGAGAAGCACGAAAGACCCCACGTGCCGGGTTCCGGCATGTATCGAGCAGCCAGATGGGTCTCCCACCGGACAGCAGACACCTGCCTGCGAGACAAAAAAAATAGCAGCCGGTTGGGCTGCTATTTGAAATACCATTTTGCTGACGTAACAAAAAAATCAGAGGCTAATTATTAGTCGAAACACCTACATTCGTTGGACTTCCTCAAAAAGTGTTCTATCTGTCATAAATTCCGTAACTCGCTTATTATCAAACAAAATACTATAGAACACACTATAGAACACTTGTAGAACATTTTTTCTTGGATTAGAACACTTTAGAACACTTTAGAACACTACTGTTCTATATATAATAGTATAAAAATTAGGCTGTTAAGCCGAATTTAGAACAAAAGAACACAAATTTTAGTCTCCAAACTCCAAAAATAGTGCGAAAACGTGATTTGCGGCGCGCGAAACCACCCTTCTCCGCCTCCTCCCCATTAAAAATAATAGGCGATTTTTAAGATTAGAAAAAGAAAAACCGCTGCCACGTTGCAGTGCCAGCGGTGAAATTACTATCGGCTGATGATTGCACGTCTGGGAGATTAGAACGGAGGCGCATCATCGTCCTCCATCGAGTTTGCAACCTTATTCTCCTCCGGGGACTGCGCTGATGACGCGGATGGTTGCTGCTCGAAGATATTACCTTGGGCATTGTGTTCGCCCTTGACAGCCTCCAGTTTGATCTTCAGTTCGGCGTACTCTTCCGGAGAAAGGAATACTTCCGCTGGGAAAATATACGGCCGGCAATAACGCTTGTAGTTGTCGGTCTGGTCATGTGGATGCGGCCCTTGGATGATATTGCCGGTATTATCGACATGCCAGAACGAAACAGGAGCGGAGGTGCGGGTGGTCTTGCTGCCGTTCGGAAGGGTACGCTCGTACTTGACCAAACCGAACTGCTCCGAGAGCAGTTTCTCTACATCGGTACCCTTATCCAGCTTCGAGCCAAGTTCGTACTCGATGAAGCGTACATCGTACAGGAGCTGCGCCTGCAACTTCTCCTTGAAGATTGGAGCGAGATAGTTGATGATGATACGCATGTTCTTCGGCCGCTGGTCGGTAATAAGCCGGTCGAAAGCATCGGTGTGGTATTGCTGCCACGAGAACCACATACGGCTCACGTTCTTGGACTGGATGCCTCTCTGATTCAGGAACCCGACGAAAGCCGGTACTTCCTGCTTGAGGTACGCTTTCAGGTTCGGGGTCGCTTCTTTCTCGGCTTGGGAGAGAACCGGCACGCGAACAATCCAAAAGCGCTGCTCGTCCGGCTTGATATGTGCAAAGTGCGTCTCGCTGTTGGAGCAAAGGACAATCTTCGTGAAGCTGTCTTCCTTCACCTTATCGACACCCTTAGCTTCGGTATAGGTGACGTCGGATGTAGAGATACGCTTGAGAACCTCGGTGATGCGTTTGTTATCGCCCACTGCCGTCTCATCGATACCGATCACGAGCTTTCCGGAGGTGACGGTATTGAACTGTGCGGATAGTTCTGCATCGGACAGATCCACCGCGGCATTCTCCTCAAACATCGCCTCCAGCAGTTTAAGGAAGGTAGTCTTACCGGTTGAACCTTCCCGACTGACCAGACAGAGGATTGGCAGCTGCTGTTCGGGCTTCTGATACATGAGCGTCAGATAGTCCAACGCAAGATCATAATGCCCTTCAGCATCGAATATATGGTGTAACAGCGCATCGATATGCAGCCAAGAACCATTCTGCTCCGGCTCGTAACTCAACCGGCTATAGCGGTTCCAGCAGTTACCTACTACCTGTTGGTAATGCGTATGTGACGGGATATTGACAAAGGAGATATACTTGCGATGAATGAGCTTCCTCGGTGCTTCCGTTCCGTAGTCATCCATAATGTCCTGGCGTGAGATCGGTTTGAGCGTGATGCGTCCCTCGAGGTCCCGGAACGAAGGAATACGTGTCTCGAGGTAAAACTTACCATCGACGCGCACCACATCGTTGATATCATAGCTGCCGACCTTAACCGGTTTCTTCTGCCCCTCGTCGTATTGGAAGAGCGTACCCATGTACTTGAAGCGATGGGTACCAATCTCATCCGAATGGAAGTCATAGAAGCTATTGACAGAATTGATATAGAAGTACTGATCGATATTCGTATTGGACTTGATGTTGTACTTCTGCAGATAGAGAGACGGCGCGGTTACGTCGTTCAGTTCTGCGACGATCTGGTCTGTCACATTGGCGAAATGGGGCGAGCAGATCAAATCGTCAAAGCCCTTCGGATGGCCGTACAGGTTATCCGAATTGACCATGCAGAAATAGATATCGACCTTGCTGAAGTTCTTCTGAATGAGCCGGCGGCATTTATCGAGGGCGGAAGCAAAGAGCCTTGGCCGGGTGGTCAGTTCCGGAGCTGCCTGTCCGGGCTTGCCTAATTCCGCGAGGCGGTGCTTGGAGATGTTCAGCGCGTCGCCATCGTACATGATGATCACGTTCTTAACCTTGCAGCGTTGAATGAGACGGATGATGTCCGGATAGAGCTGCCGGTTCTTCTTATCTTCAAACAGTGTAATTGAACCCAAGCCGACGATATTAGCCCCATAGAGCGAACCCGCCATTGCTTTGAAATAACCCTCGGTCAGTACCAGCGTCTCAATCTCCGCACCCTCGGCATACTTATTGATCAGCAAGGGTGGAAAGAACGGGAACGTACCGCAGTCGCCGGTCTTCTGTTTGGAAGGGAAAGCGTACTTGTGAGCTTCTTGGTTCGGATGCTCGGCTTCCCATTTGTCCATGTACTCCGGAGAATAGCGGTGTACCTTGTACTCCTGCATCAAGGGAAGCGAAGATTGTTGCTCGGTCTTGGTCGGATCTTGTTTCTCGTACTCGATGACATTGCTCGTGATATCATACACAAGGATATCGATACCTCCATCCTCTGCCATGGTGAAGATCTTTCGTTCGCGAGTCTGTGAGATGCCATCGTGATTGGAGAATGAGAGAGGAAGGGTGATATTCTCATCCCTTACTCCCATCTCCTTATAAATTCGCCGGTACAGATAGGACGGTTCAATGTCCTCGAATGTCTTGCCTGCCTTTTTCTCGCTTGCTCGCTTGCTCGCTATATCAGGATGGGAGGCAAGGAACAACTCTGTACCGACGAAGCGTTCTTCCTTCTCCAGCTCTAATTGGCGCGCAGCTGCAGCGGCTAACTCTTCTAATTCCTCTTTCTCTGACATGGTGATGACGGTTTAGCGGATTACACTGTCTATGTTTGCAAGGAGACCGGTCATGGCGTTGCTTATATCCTCCTCTTGGGTCCGGAAGGTCACAAAGAAACCCTGCGTGATATGGTACTCACGCTCTACGCCGCCTTCTCCGGCTACCTCAACGACCTGTGCCATCGGCTTGAAGGCAAATCCTGTCACCTCGTAGCCGGTTAACTTGGTACGTTCTTCCATCAGCCCGACAAAAGCCAAGCCGTCTTGACGATTGAGGCACTTCAATGCTGCCTCGTATGTCCTGCCGTCGAAGGTGTCCACCTTAACGACGTGCAATAGTTCGAATCTCTCGATCATCTTATTAAACTGTTTTCGGTCCGAGGGGAGCGGAGACCTCCCCGTGGCACCATGTCAGACAACAACCCAAGCATCTTTGCGCTCGATACTTTCTCCGTGGGGCTTCATTACTTTGCATTTTCCTCCGCCGGCTGTTCCTCCGGGGATTCGTCCTTGCGTTCGAGGATGGAGATCAGCTCGTCGATGTTCTGCTGATGAACGGTACCGCAGAGGTACCAGAAGCGGGCAATAGACTTCATCTGTTTCGTCCATGCTTGGTACTGGGTCACCAACCGCTGGTAGGCATCGTCAGTCATGCCCGGTGTCTTCTTGGGCATCTTCACTTCGAAGGTCTCCTTGAACTTGGGCCACAGGGCGTCCAGTACTACGTTCATCGACAACTGTCCCTTGGGCTGGGACTTGAGCATCTCCAGCAGTTCCGCATCGCTGACCTGCGAGCACTCATTGATCACTTTGCGCATCTCCTCGCGCTGCTTTCTTGTTAGTTTCGGCTGCTTGGCCGCATTCTTTTTTGTAGTCATTGCTTTGATTTGAGTTTGTTGTTGTGTGAGGGAAGGAGGGTTCAATCTCCATTCCCCCGTTGTGGGCAGCTATTCTCCCGAACCGCTGGCCCTCTCAGTCTAATAAATGATAAATCTTTCTTGTACCTTGTAACCCTGGGCGAGGGTTTTCAAAAATCGGTACGGAGCGAGTCCGGGCTTTTCGGCTGCTGAAAGTGCTGGGCACTTCCCGATGGGCGGTACGCGAACTATGGTGCAGGGTTTTAATCCAACCATGGCAGATGGCACCCATCCGGTGGCGGTTTGCAGTATTCAGAGGTGCGACGCGGGCGGGTTTACCAGTATTACTTACAGCCCCTTCACTGACTTATCCGCGCTACTATAGTTATCAGCCTCTCCTTACTCGAGGCACAACCACCGGCAGCCTTATTTCCGGGAATCCTTACTCATCCCCTAACTCCGTACCTTCAAAGATCACTTTACGTTAAATTCGAAATCAATCTTGAGCAAGTCAAATACCGCCCTAAGTGCTTCGACCGTATATATGATGTCCTTCAGAACGAGCACGGTATGATCCTTGCACTTATCAAATCCATCCTCAATCGTTAGTATAGGACACCCACCATCAACAACCGTATAAGTTGTCACGAATCGTTCACTACGAGGACCACGCCAATAGAAGTTAATCTCATCACAGTATTCGTCCTCTTCCCAACCGTTCTTTCTAAATAATTCTGGTGTCAGAGTTGTCATAATTTCCAAAATTAGATTAGCAGGCGAGTTCCGGGAATTCACAGAAGGCACTTGATTAAACAACCTATCCGGATAACCGTTCCACGGAGAACCGCACTTTTGCAGCGGGGCAGCACACTTCCGTTCATAGGTATTTAGGAAAGGTGTAATAGATAGCCAACCGCCTGTCTTCTGCTTATCAGGGCTTCCTTACTCAGCCCCTAACCTGCTAATCAGTTATTCAAAGATCATGTTTCTTCATGCCATTATTGGTATCTGCAAAAGGGTCCCAAAGCCCCCTCTAATTTCATAATTACGACTTTCATCATGTAGTCGAGTAGCATGGGGTCGATACAGTCCAACTCTTCCATACTGACCAACTGACTAACCGGGCGCCGATATCTGCATATCTCAATCCGGATTGCACTTAGTTCCGGCTGTTCTGTCACCCATACATCGCCTTTGGTCGGATGCCTCAGATGCTGCGCCTCCGGATTCGTTGACGCGCTCACGGTGTAGTACCCAAGCTTGAAGAGACCTTCCAGAGCCCGATGATAGGCTGTGCTAAATGTTCCTACGCTCATTGCTGTAATACGTTGGTTGGTTAATAGCCGGTCGGATAATGATTTCGTCCTCTGCGGCCAACTGATTCAAATGCCGGACGATGGTGGAGCGGTTCACTTCGGGAATGATAGCAGCTACCTCATCGAGTGTCACGCACTCCGGATAACGGTGTCTGTTCCTCCGTATCTTGATTGCTGCCTCCACCGCCCGCAGCACTACCTCTTTCTGCGCATCCTCGGTCATTGGTTCGCCCTCCCTTCGTCGATCAGGCAGCTCTCTGCCCAAACCAAAGTGTCGAGCACCTCGCCCAAGTCCTTGCATATCTGGTAGCGCCGGTCTGCGTCTCTCTCCGGATTGGCAGCATATTCTGCCAGCCAGCCGGCAGCTGCGCGGATGACAATCTGAGTAGCCACATCACTCTTCGTGTCGATGTCTTTCCCGATGAGATAATTTTCTATCATTCCGACAATCTCATCAACGAGCACCTGTCTTTCTTCGATAGTCATACTAATCTGTCTCCTAATTGAATGATATATACCTTTTCGCCTTTGGGAGCGCCCCAGTCCTCGCGGCCGTAGCCTATCCGAATACCGTCAACAGCGACGAGCATGGTCTCCGGACTGCCCTGTCCGCGATGGAACCGAACGGCGTCATAGTGCTTCAGGAATGTTCTCGGGCAGACCTTGCACATGCCGACATCGAAACCCGGAGGGCATTGGTTATTGCAGGCATGGAACCGGTGCCAATAAAAATCATTCCTCTTCCGGTACTCCTCTTTCTTCTCTCCGGACGCGATCATGTCGTACCATTGGAAGGTGAGCGACAGGTCGAGGACCTCGAACTTGCACTTGACAACCTGCTCGAACGGTTCGCGCAGTTCGCAGAACCGGCACTTGCTGCAAGAGTAAGAACCTAACCCCATGACCACATTGGATTCACCTGCAGTCTGTCCATACGGGCACAGTTTCTTGGAGTACGTAGCTCCATCATCGCCTACCTCGACAGGGTATTTCAGTATCTTGCTCATAAGTGCCCATCCCATTTACCGATTTTCTTCATATAGTTGATATTCCGGATGATGTCATAGACCTTCATCAGATAGCATTTGTAACCGCGACGCGTATTGCCCATGAATACCAACTTTGACCAGTAAACAAGGCCTTTCTCCATTCTGCAGCTGCCTTCACGGAAATAGACCTGCGTAGTCTTGACCGGAGTCTCGGAGACGGAGGAAGCACCTGCCTTCACGCAATCCTTCTGGAGCTCGGCAAGCACCTCGGCGGAAGATGCGTTCTGGTAATCCGTATAGGGGATTAAGACATTAACAAGTCCGTCATCTCCGACAAACTCGATACCTTTCTGTCTGATTTCATTTGCCATCACTCACATCCCTTTCGCTTCCATATTGATAATAGTGACACCTTGCTCATCCGGACCAAGGACAACCTTAGTACACCTTTTAAAGCTCAATATCCGGAAGTTGTCGATGGCGTTCTTGGAGGGAAAACTAAGATCGCCATCAGAGCCATTCAGCACAATCGCCGGCAGAACGGTCTTCGGGTTGGCATTGTGCAACTTCTGTGCGAACTCAACCACCTTGCCGTAGATCAGCAGACGACCGGCAGCGGTGCACAAACTGTGATTGAACTGCTCATTGCAGAAGTCCTTCACCTGTTTCTCAATCACGGTGCCTTGGGCAGTACCCACGAACTCAACAAAAAACATTGCTTCCATAATTACCACGCTTCCGGAAAGTTCAACGACTGGCCGCGTTTAGCGACGAAATTCAGACCGACGCCGGTCTTGGTCGGTTTAATCTCTGCCTTAGCTGCATTCATACTGGCACCGATGTTCCAGATATACGACACTACCGCTGGGAGTACATTCGCATTGCAGGGGATAATCATTTCCAAAACGTCAATAATCTCCGTTTGGGTCATTCCTACCAAGGTGCGCGATACATCAGCAGCCTTGGCCTGTAATTCTTCTTTTGTCATAGCATTTTAGTTTTTAGACATTAATAATTATTTTTTCTTGCCCCAATTCCGTGAGGCGGTAATATATTTCTTCAGCCGTGTCTCGATGCACTCCATCTTGTAGCAATCGATGTTCTTCTGCGTTTGTTCTTCCGGAAGCCTGTACCTGCGGTCTCTCAGTTCGATGTACTTGTGGCAGTCCTTGATAATCCATCTCCACTCCGCCGGCGACACGCCTGCCGGCCATCGACCTTTCGTGTGCTCATGCTCCACGCACCTCTCCGCATATCTCAATACCTCATTGTCCATTTTTCTCCAGCTGCTCCAAGTTAATTAACTCGGCGGTAGCATGACCTAACTTATTACTGATCTTCGACCTTTCACGGTCTATCTGATCTAACTGCTGTCCAAGGGCGAGTACTTGCAACCGCTGCATATCCAACTTGCTCAAATGATAGGAGACATACACCTCGCCATCACCTTTCACCTCAACACGAGCTTCCGGCGATTCGATGATAAAGCCCTTGGACGTTCCTCCCATCAACGAACGGTCATAGACCTTCGTGTCAGAGCTCTTGATCATTTCATGCAAGGCATCTATATTGACAAACTGTCCCATAGTTACAACGTATAAGGTTTCGGATAACCATACTTCTCTGCAATGGAGTTGATAGCACTCCAATACTTGCTGTCGGCGTTATACACGCCATTCTTCCAGTTTGAGAACGTAACACGTGACACTTTCTCTAAAATCTCATCTCGTATTAATTCCCAGTCAGAAACTTTCACATTTTGCAGAAACTGCGAAATGTTCGTTTTTTTCTTTGTCATACAGTAAATTTTTATACTTTTGCACAAATAAAAAGGTAGCTTTATATTTTGCTTAGATTCATTTTTACAGTGCAAAGGTATAATGATAATTCGATATACGCAAGAAAATTCTTCTTTTTTAGAAATTTTTATATATAAATTCTTCTAAATCAGCAATATAAAAATTCAAAATTTTAATTAACTTTGCAGTATGAAAAGAAAAAGTATTCATCCGATTGTCTCCAACATCAATAAAATAGTGGAAGACAAGCATTTAACAAAAACTGGCTTTGCTGGACTCGTAGGAATTTCAGAGCCGAAGTGGAACAAAATCTCAAATGGAGCCCAGGGGCTTTCATTATGGGAACTTTCGAAAATTGCAGAAGTACTTGGTATCAGTATCTGCGATATTGTTACATACCCCCACAAGACGAAGGTGATTGAAGAAAGCGAGGTAACATATGACAAAGTTTCGGTTATCTTTGAGGTTTCAGCAGAAAATAGGGAGGCCTTAATAAGAATGGTAAACCAACAAATAAAAAAAAAATAATATGTACACGGAATTAGAATTAAGAATCAACAGTGAGATTACAGGGCACGCACTTGCAGCGATTGACAGTCTAAAAGATCACTTCAATTTGTCAAATGAAGAAGCGGTCAACGTGATTAAACGCGTAGCTATTGACAAGGCGTATGATGGAGACTACCACTCTATAACAGAGAGACTAAACAATGAAATAGACTCAATCCGAGAAAGCGCGATACGCGACGGCCATCCAGAGACGGATGTAGATGAAGCCATTTACAAAGCAATCAAAAATATCCCCAAAACGAATTCTATAACATTATAAAGCTGTTCGCACATTTACTCCCGTGCGCATTATATGCAGGGGAGTATTGCGCATACGTTTTTTTTAATGCAAAAACCGACCGCTAAAATACCAAGAAAATAGCTGACCTTGTGCGCAACACATCGCCGGCCATTGAATAGGATTTATTATACTTGATTTATTAACAGCGCAATAGTGCACCCGATTGAAGAAGGACAATGTTGTCTCTGTACGGAGGAAAGGCAAAGATTCCGCCGGGGGTTCGAATCCCCCTTTCTCCGCCAAAGTGCTGTAAACTATATGTTTGCAGCACTTTTTTTGTATATACGTCATTTAAATGATGCTGATAAAGCGTTTTCTGCCATAAATGATACAATCAGATGTCTGCGTTCTTGGTTTGCAATGCTTATAACTATGTTCGCTCGCCGTTATGCGAAAAGATATGTAAGCACATCTTTAATGCACTAAATCCGAATTTGCAAAAAGTTATTCGTCAGATACATTATACAACCGATAATACTTTTTGAAAAATCTCGCTCTTTTTCATTGTCGTTTATGATTTTTGTTGTACCTTTGCACGCATAACGGATTAAAAAAATAACCAATTATATGGAAAGATTAGTCATTATCCCTACTTACAATGAGAAAGAGAACGTAGAGGCTATCATACGCGCCGTGATGTCTTTGCCCCTTGAATTTCACGTCCTTATCATTGACGACGGCTCGCCGGACGGCACTGCCGATATAGTCAAAGGTCTTATGCAGCAGGAGTTTAATGACAGGCTGTTTATCGTTGAGCGTCAGGGCAAACTTGGGCTTGGCACGGCTTATATATGCGGCTTCAAGTGGGCAATAGAGCGCAAGTACGACTATATCTTTGAGATGGATGCCGACTTCAGCCATAACCCGCAAGACCTGCTCAAGCTCTACGATGCCTGCGCCAACGGCGGTGCGGATGTCGCTATAGGCAGCCGGTATATCAACGGCGTGAATGTGGTCAACTGGCCTATGGGGCGCGTGCTGATGTCTTATTTCGCCAGCAAGTATGTTCGCACTGTCCTTGGCGTGGACATACACGACACCACAGCCGGTTTTAAGTGCTACAAGCGTGAAGTGCTTGAGACGATAGAGCTTGACAAAATCCGTTTTAAGGGTTACGCTTTCCAGATAGAGATGAAGTTCACCGCCTACAAGTGCGGCTTCAAGATTGTGGAAGTGCCTATTGTGTTCGTCAACCGCGTACTTGGTACGAGCAAGATGTCGGGCGGCATCTTCTCCGAAGCACTGCTCGGTGTGTTCCGCCTCAAGTGGGATTCGCTGTGGCGCAAGTATCCTCAAAAAAAGTCAGCAAAATGAAAAAGTGTTTCTTTATATTCTCTCTCGTTGTTTTCGCTCTTATAGGTTGCATTAAGTCGCATAATACAGACAAGACTGAAGCGCGCAAAGAGAGCAATAAAGAGGTCAGATACGAATATGGTCTGCCTGTTGACTCCTTTGAGATAGACACAGCCAAGGTGCGCAGTGGCGAGACGCTTGGCGGCATACTCTCGCGCGCCGGTGCCAAGCCCTCGCAGACGGCAATGCTTAATAGCCTTGACCGCCGCGAGTTTGATGTCCGGCTGCTGCGCGAAGGCAAGACATATTATACTCTTTGCCAAAGAGATACAAATGACACAAAGGTGTTGCGGCATTTCGTCTATTGTCCGAGCCTGAGAGAGGCATACGTGCTGCATTTTGCTGACAGTCTGACTGTTGATAAGTATGTAAAACCGCTTGTTACCCGCCGTCATAAGGCGGAGGTGGTGATTGAGTCCAGCCTGTGGAACGCTATGGCGGGCAATGGTCTGCCCACCGAACTTGCGCTTGAACTGAGCGAGATATATGCATGGACTATCGATTTCTTCGGCTTGCAGATAAACGACTCTATACGTGTTCTTTACGATGAGCAGTTTGTTGATACCACTCGTATAGGTATAGGGCGTATCTATGCTGCGCATTTCTACCACGGCGGCAAATGGCAGAAAGCCTACTATTTTGATACCGACAGCCTTTCTGCCGAAGTGATGGCGGAGTATAAGGGCCACCCTATACACAACTACTTTGACGAGGAGGGCAACAGCCTGAAGAAAGCGTTTTTGAAAGCTCCGCTTAACTATAAGCGTATCTCCAGCCGTTTTACCTATGCCCGCAAACACCCTATATATAAGGTCGTTCGTCCTCATACGGGTGTTGACTATGCCGCTCCTGCCGGTACGCCTGTTGTCTCTATTGGCGATGGTACGGTTATCTTCAAAGCATACAAGGGTGGGGGAGGCAATACGGTCAAGATTCGGCACAACTCCACTTATACCACTGCTTATCTTCACCTGCAGGGTTATGCCAAGGGCTTGCAGGTAGGGGGACATGTCAAGCAAGGGCAGGTGATAGGTTATGTAGGTTCTACCGGCAGTTCCACCGGTCCGCATCTTGACTTCCGTATATGGAAGAACGGTACGCCTATTGATCCGCTTAAGATGGTCAGTCCGCCGTCCGACCCTATACCGGCAGGGCTACGTCAGCCGTTTGACAGTGTCGCTGCTGCCTATAGCGAGGTATTGTGCAAGGAGTTGGGGGAAAAGTTGTAGATTATTTTATAACTATACATCAAGCGGTAATATCAATCAGATATTACCGCTTGATGTATTATAATTATATGGTGTCAATCAAGGGTTCCTTTGATTGACACCACACACATCCCCTATAATAACGGTCTCTGCATTTTTCGCCTGCAAAGATAAGGCAAACAAATTATGGTTGCAAGCATTTTGTATATTTTTTTGTATATTTGTTTGCGAATCCTCTATTTTCTTTTCTTTTAGCAGCCATTTTTGCTCAAAACATTGTCGTTTTGCTATCGCTTTCGATTGCTATTAAACAGCCGTATATACCCTATTTAACTAGTAAAAACCTGCTCTGACCGTTTGACAGAAACACTACGTAAAGGGGGGAGCAATCAAAGGAACCCTTGATTGCTCCAATTGGTGTTTTATAGTATGATAAGGTGTCTGTGTTTTTCGGCGGACTTTGACATACTGATATTACCGTAAAATATAGAAAAAAGAATAATCGACAAAAGACCGCTGCGTTAAAAGAAAAAAGCAAAAAGTCGAAAATGTCTGAATCAAAAATGATAAAATAGTAAATGACAAAATTGTAAATATCTTGTATATTAGCAAATTTTGCTTTACCTTTTTCATTAGCATTGAGCGGTAATATCAGTAAGCGATATTACCGCTTTTTTATGTCCTTTGAAGTAGTGAAACAGGCAGATTAAAAAGATATTGTGCTAAAAATTTGGATATTTAGTCTAAAGTCTATACCTTTGCGGCGATTATTAAACTTTTTTTGTATGGTACAGGATAAACTAAATACTCTTTTACAGGTATTGTTACTCTCTTTACAGCCGAATGATAAGGAATGGTTGATTGCTCAAATGCAAGAAGACTTGGAAAAGGAGAAACAAAAGAATAATGCATTACTACGTCGTAGTTTAGATATTTCTTTGCAGCAGATAAAAGACGGCGATGTTATATCTGACGAGCAGGCAGAGGATATGATGAATCGTTTTGTAAATAGCGATGTAAGGGTTGCCATATGAGGGTGGTGTGGTCAAGTCAAGCAACATATACTTGGCAGAGGATAGCATATTATATCCAAGATAATTTTGGAAAGAAGGCTTTTGTAGATTTTAGAAACGAAACATCTCTTTGTAAAAAAAGAATAACCTCAATGCCTCAAATGGGAGTATTAGAAACAAGTAATAATCCGCATATAGAGTATAGGTATGTACTTATTAACAGAAGAACTAAAATGGTATATCACCAAGATGGAGATATTTTATATATAGATACCTTTTGGGATACGAGAATGAATCCGCAAACTTTGCTTGATGAACTGAATTAAGTTTAATAGATTCTGAATATATCTTTTTAATCTGACACAAAGTACTTTGTGTCAGATTTTTTTGTCTGTTTACTAGGCTTTTATACCACAGATATTAACTATAAAACGATATACGTATGAAAAAATTTTTCTCCTTTTGTTTGGTGATTGCCGCCGTGCTTCTGACCCTATCTCCGCAGATAGCGCGGGCACAAGTGGGTGAGTATCTTTCCTTGCAGTGTTCGTGGTCAAGTTCAAAAGTAACAGTAACATTTATAGGGATTACATCTAATGAAGTAGATTTATGGTACACCACTACACCTAATAATTCTAATAGTTGGGTGAGAATAACTGAAACGACAGAAATCCCTATTACTACGAAAACATATTTTAAGGGGAATAATCCTAATGGTTTGAGCCAAAGTGCAACGAGCCGTATATCGTTTATTCCATATACAAGTAGTGAGGCTTGCTATGTAAGAGGAAACGTAATGTCATTGGTAAATGGAGATGACTTTTCTACAAATTATGAAACAATTCCTAATGCTTATTGTTTTTATGCTCTCTTTGCTCAATATTTAGAAGATTATAATAATAACCTAGAACTTACCGTTAAATATGATGCGAGTGCATTGTCTTTGCCTGCAAATAATCTAAAATCATATTGCTATGCAAAGATGTTTATGCGCACATCTATTCAAAAACCACCTCAATTACCGGCTCAGAATCTTGCAGATTATTGTTATGAACATATGTTTTTTAATTGTCGCTCACTTAATATGGGGAGTGATGCTTCTAATGTATATATATTACCAGCAGAAGAATTGGCTCCACATTGCTATGAACAGATGTTTGGTGAGTATAACTCTTCTACCTTAATATATCAAAGAGTTGAGATAATGGCGACCTCGTTGCAAGATCGGCGTGGTAATGATATTGAGAATAGCCTCCGTTTTATGTTTTGGCATGGTGGAAATTTACAAAGTGGGGGAAAAAATACATATTACTATTTGACAATTTATTTTTGGAACTGGGGTGATGTTTCAAAATCTACTTGTCCGACATATGATTGGTTCTATGGCAAATATAATAAATCAAGAAACTACTTTACCTATGATAGTAACCTTCCTAAAGTTGTTTCAACTATTGCGGTAGGGTACGCTGGTGTGCAATCTCAATTCCCTACTAATGCTTCTTGTACTGCTTTTGTTAGTCCTAATCCTACCTATCTTACCTTCGACTGTGCCACCAATGGCGGTACGTGGGAAGCGGATTGTGCGTACAATACGAATCTGCGCCGCGTAGTGCGGGCTGACTATACCGCCAAGACGGTACCCGCCGACCCGCATAAACTCGGCTGCACGTTCCTCGGCTGGTACACACAGCCCACAGGCGGCACCAAAGTGGAAAAAGCCACGATCCTCACCCAAACCACAGCACAAACTTACTATGCACAGTTCATACCTAACGATGTGGACTACACCATCACCATCGCCAACGGCGCACACGGACACGTGGTAGTAACGAAGACGAATGCCAACCCGGCAGTAGAATATACCACGACTTCCTCCGTGCATAATCTGTCCGAGCTGACCATCACCGCCGTGCCGGATGCGGGCTACCGCTTCGCAGGCTGGACGGGCGAAGCCGCCACAATCAAAGCCGCCGAGGATGCGGGTAATGCCTACTATCTTTTGAACGACATCACCGTGGGCGCGACCTTCGAGGCGGACGAATGTACGGTAACGATTCAGACACCTGCATCGGACGGTTCGCTTGCCGCATCGGACAGTACGAACAACTACACTTCGGGTACCACTTATACGTTCAACCGCCAGTTGGACAACGGCAAAGTGCTGACCTTCACCGCCACGCCGGACTATCATCGTATTTTCACGGGTTGGGTGGATGCGCAGAGTTTGCTGACCAATCCGGATAATCATACGGGCAACAGTGACTATTCCACTGCGACACCTGTTCTCTCAACGGCGCAATACACTATTGGTGCCTCCACCCCCGACAATATAACTGTCGGCGCAACCTTTGGCGTACCGACATTTACTGTAACTACCTCTTATACAGGCAAGAATGGCGGATATGTAACGCTGACTGCAGACGGTTATGCCGACCGCACCGGCAGCGGCACTTATGATATTGATACGCGTGTAACGCTCACCGCCACGCCTACGAGCGAGACGTACAAGTTTGTCAAATGGACTGACAACAACAGCGAAGAAGCAGCCCGCGAGTATGTAGTAACAGGTGACCAGAATTTTGTAGCGGAGTATGCCTTGGCAAGTAATATCTATTCGTCTCCGCAGGCGGTGGATGTATATTATGAGGGGACTAAAAAAGGAACCCGTATTCTTTATGCTCTTGAGCCTTCCATAGGTGATGACGGCATCACCTATACTCCTGTGGATTTGGGTACGGGTATAGCTTGGGCGGACAAGAACGTAGGAGCGGAAAAACCGACAGACTTTGGTAGTTACTTCTATTGGGGTGGTACAGATGCTTTGGGTTCGCAAGAATATACTTCTGTTGGCAGTGGTACTTATTATGATGGTGTAGCAACGGTTACCCAACTGCCTGACGGGGCTGATGCTGCAAGACAGAAGATGGGTGCGCTCTGGCGTATGCCAACAAATCCAGAAGCAACTAATCTTGTTGCACAAACAAAGGTGGCCAATGGCAATGCCTATACTATCAAAAACACAAACTATCCTGAAAACACGATCTTTGTTCCTGCTGCAGGTCGTTATCAAAGCGGAACTTCATTGTCAGCAGGCAACAGCTATTTCTGGACTGCTACAAAATACAGCGGTACTAATGCGAGCAGTTATATATATCATTACTTTAATGGTTCCATAAAATATGCATATAACAAGAGTAATGCTGCCGAATATGCGTATGCTTACTATGCCGAGCCGGTTCGTGCGGTATATGAACCTGAGTTCAAGAATAATATATGCACATTGACTGTCAAGATAGGAACATCACACACTTATATTTATCTGTGTGAGAAGGGGCAGACGGTTACTATCACCGCTCACAGTCAGGAAACAACGAATACAACCAAATATGTCTTCCAAGACTGGAAGAACGGATCGAGTGAACTTGTTTCCACCAATCCGACAATACAGGTGGAGGTGTCAGGCGATCTGACATATACCGCCACTTTTGTCAGCAAAGCGACCGGCAATTACAAGACCATTACGGGTGTTGCCACTCCCACCGGTGCGGGTGCGGTGAACGGCGCAGGGTCGTATCTAACCGGCACAAAGGTTATGCTTACAGCCGTTCCCGCAGACGGTTTCCGCTTCGTCAGATGGAACGATGAGGTGGTGACAGCCTCGCGGGAAGAGACCGTTAGTGACGACGTAACCTATACGGCAGTGTTTGAACCGATAAACGTTGCGTCACCTGTCGGGAATGCGGAGGTCTATTATGCAGGTACTTATAACGGTGCATACCGCATTTTGTATGACCTGCCTGAAGACGAGAACGGCTACCGCCCTGTGGATATGGGTATGGGAGTTGCGTGGGCTAACAAGAACGTAGGTGCTGCCGACAGTACCAAGTTCGGTTCGTATTTCTATTTTGGCGGTACTACGCCTTTCGGTCAGGAAGAATATACCACTGTATCAAATGCCGAAGGCAACTACTATTCGGGAGTGGGGACAATGCCCGCCGTTACCTCTGCAACCATGCCGCAGTTCGCTTTGGATAAGGACCACGATGCCGCCTATCAGTTAATGGGTAGCAAGTGGCGTATGCCGACTTATGCTGAGGCATCTTCTTTGGCAAGTCCTGCTGCCAATGCCGCTTCGAAGTCAGGTGCCGCAAGTGCCGGTTATCTATATACCAATACCCGCGACAATAGCATCAAACTGTTCATTCCGGCTGCCGGTTATTACACGAATAATTCCCGTACTAACGGGACAAGTTGGTTCTGGACAAGTACGGTAAATAGTCCTAATGCGGCAACACCGTCAAGTTCGACTTGTAACTATTTCAAGCCGGATGGTTTAGAAAAAACCAACTGCTGGTATGCTCTACCTGTCCGTGCCGTGTATGTGCCGCCGTTTGAGACGTGTACGCTGACGTTAGATGTATGGAATACAAAATCAGTATATAAATATTACTTTATTTGCGAAAAGGGACAGACTGTCCGCTTGTCAGGTTATACCGACCCGACACCCACTTCCACTTATGCTTTCCAAAAGTGGACGGATGAAGCAGGTATTATTATCTATTCCACCAATCCGCTGTATGAGACGGTGGTAACAGGTGATGTCACTTACAGAGCCTACTTCACCACGACCTCCAATTATACCATTACCACCGAGGCATCGCCTGCCGCAGGCGGAGTAGTAAGAGGTGCAGGCAAGTACGTTAGCGGTGCCACCGTGCAACTCCACGCCGAAGCGAACACAAACTATCGATTCGTATGCTGGAGCGACGATGTGAACAACACCAACCCCTATCGTGAGATTACCGTAACAGGCAACGCCACCTACAGGGCAAAGTTCGCATCTGATATTGATGAAGAGAAAGTACAGTCGCCTCAACGTTATATGAATATCTTCTATACCGGCACGGGCAAGGGTATGCGTATATTATACGATTTGCCGGAAGAGGACGAGAACGGCTACCGCCCTGTGGATATGGGTTACGGCTTGGCTTGGGCTAACAAGAACATAGGAGCAACCGACAGTATAGACAAAGGCTCGTTCTTCTATTGGGGAGGTAAGGCGGCTGTTAGCAAGGCGGAAAATACCGCTTATTATGCAGACGTGATGGATATGAGCCTTACTACAGCTTATACTGAAGGTAGTCCGCAGAACGCACTGCCGTCTGCTGTCGATGCCGCTGCGCTGATTATGGGTAACCGCTGGCGTATGCCGACGTATTATGATATATATTGGATGATAAATAATTCTGTGGACAAGCCTACGGCAACAGATGTTACCGGTGTCGGCAGATTCTACACCAACCCCATTGACGGCGACCACTCGAAGGAGATATTGATTCCGCTGTCAGGTTACTATTATAGCGGCACAAACAGGCAAAACACTACTTACGCCTATTTCTGGGGCAGTACACTCGGAGCGAAAGGTGCTGCCGCTTCACCACATCAAAGTCAGCCTGCTTGTTTCAATACTACGACCACTCCGACACCATCTGCTTTCTCTTATTGCTATTATGCAATGCCTGTTCGCGGTGTGTATGTGCCGCCGTTCAAGACCTGCCGACTGACTTTCAAAATCAACTCCAAAGACTATATCTACGTCTGTGAGTTGGGGCAGAAGATAACAGTGACAGCCAATATCAATGCTGATGAGTACGCTTTCACTTCTTGGACGGATGCTTCCGGCAATATTGTGTCGGAAGATGTAACAGCCACTTTCGTTGCTACGGGTGATGCCACCTATACCGCCAATATCAACACAGCACCTGCGGCTGGTACCGCTTACCTGCTGACTACTATGGCAGAGCCGCTGACGGGCGGTGATATACTCGGCGGCGGCACATATATGAGCGGCAAAACGGCTACCATGACCGTTACGCCGCGTGCGGGCTATACCTTCACCGGCTGGAGCGATGACAATCACGACAATCCGCGCCTTGTGACCGTCACGGAGAACGCCACTTACACCGCCGTCTTCGAGGTGGATGCTGCCATCATCGGCAGTGTTGTCTCCGCCCCTGCCACCGCCACCGTATATCAGAACGGAACAGGTCAGGGCTATGTAATCAAGTATGTGCTTCCCGCCAAGGATGCCGGCGGATACTATCCGGTGGATATGGGTACAGGTGTCGCCTGGGCTAATATGAACGTCGGAGCCACTGACAGTACAAAGACTGGTGACTACTTCTATTGGGGCAGTACCACACCGATGGACAAGTATGTGTCCTCTATCTCTCCCAATCCGTTTGCCTCATCGCCGTTGGCGGCAAACGACATCCTGCCTGCTGCTAACGATGCCGCCACGCATAATATGGGGTCTAACTGGCGTATGCCGACACAAGCAGAGTGGGCTAATCTTTGCTCCTCCACCTATTGTACATGGACAGGCTCCGCCGCCTATATGGTAAGCAACAAACTGACTCCTGAGAATAGGATATTCCTGCCCAATACCGGTTACAAGGGAACCAATAATTCCAGCACTCCTACCTCTCCGCAGACCAATTACTACTGGAGTTCCACTTTTAACAACACATGGTATGCCACATACAGCAGTTGCAAAGCGTACTACTATTCAGGTACCGCTGCAACATCCGCGATGGCATGTCCTATCGGAATGGCGGTCCGCGCCGTGTATGTGCCTTCTTTCGAGACGTGTACCCTTACAATCGAGACATACGACGGTGCGTACAAAGGTTCGCAGACCAAGAGGGGAACCTATTATTATGTCTGCGAGAAAGGGCAGAAACTGACCGTCACGGCATATTCCACCAATTCTTCTTATCCGTTGCAGAAATGGACCAATGTGGATGGTGCTACTCTTTCCGACAACCCGATAGTTGAGTTTGTAGTGACGGAGGATGCTACTTACCGTGTCTATTTCGACAGCGGTACGGGTGCTTCCGTCAGTGCCATTACCACGGCTGTCAGTCCGTTGGAAGGCGGTAGTGTAACAGGTGCGGGTACATACGTGAATGGTACAACCACTACGCTGACGGCTGTTGCCAGCAAGAATTTTGTGTTTGACCACTGGGATGACGAAAACACCGACAACCCGCGCACCATCACCGTCACCGCGTCGAAGACCTATACCGCTTACTTCCGCTTTACAGCCACAAGTCCCGTATCACCGCGCCGCTATGTGGATGTCTATCGTGATGCCACGGTTAATGCAGCGAAGATACTCTATACGCTGCCGGAGTCTGCCGATGGCTACAACGTGGTGGATGTGGGAACCATCGTGGCATGGGCTGACCGCAATGTCGGCGCAGCCGACAAGACGGCGGTGGGTACCTACTTCTACTGGGGCGATACGGAAGGACACACCACGTTCAGCAATACGCAGTACTATATGGGGGTTACGGGTATGACCGCCAATGTCGGCTCCAATGTGCTGCCGCTGTCGGCGGATGCCGCCCGTCAGCGTATGGGTGGTTCATGGCGTATGCCTACCAAAGCCGAATGGGAGGCTCTGAACACCTACGCCACATATTCCATAGCCGCCACATCGCCTTACAACTGCACTTATACCAGTAAGACCGATGCGGACAAGACCCTCTCCCTGCCCACCGGCGGATATGCTACTTCTTCGTCCGCATCGCCCAGTTCAGGTACTTATTGCTATTACTGGACAAGTGTGTTGGCAAGCAGCAGCACCTCAAATTCCAAACCGTATTACTGGTACAACACCAGCACTAGCACCAGCGTGACCAACTCCACCAGTTGCTACTGTTATGCGGGTATGCCGGTTCGCGCTGTGTATGTGCCGCCGTTTGAGACTTGCACGCTGGCGATTGTCTGCGGCAGTTATACCGACTATTTCATTTGCGAAGTAGGACAACAGGTAACGGTGTCAGCTTTCTACCAGAAGCAGTACACTTCCGGCAATACCAATTATTTCTGCAAATGGACGGACGCTTCGAGCAATATCGTTTCCACCAACGCTACCGAGACCTTCACGGTGACGCATGATGTGACCTACACTGCCAACTTCCAGGACACTTCCGGTCAGTTCTACACCATCAATGCCAACGCCATTCCATCTACGGGCGGTTACTTCACCGGCAGCGGACGGGTGTTGAAGGGAGCGGATGCCAAACTTATCGCTCACCCCGCACCAAACTACAAGTTTGAATACTGGAACGATGACCATGAGAACACCAACCCCGAAAGGTATATAACCGTTGATGCCGATGTGGTGTATGAGGCAGTGTTCAGTGCGGATTATGATTTCTCTTCTGTCACCTCGCCTGACCGTTACGCCAATGTCTATCAGGATGGTACGAAGAAAGGAACGTATATCCGCTATGCTTTGCCCGAGGCAGATGACAAGGGCTATCGCCCGGTGGATATAGGTGCAGGCGTGGCTTGGGCTGACAGGAACGTTGATGCCGCCGACAGTACACAAGCCGGTTCGTATTTCTATTGGGGAGGAACAACGCCGTTTGGAACAGGTTCTTTTACTACCATATCAACTTCTAATTCCTATTCTGGGGCAGGTTCTATAGATGCTACTACGTCAACGTCTGCTACTTTGCAACATCCATTGCCCGCCGAGGCGGATGCTGCTACACAACGTATGGGAAAGATTGATAATAGACAATGCTGGCGCATGCCTACATACAATGAATTATACTACTTGAATCAGGCTGATACAAAAGGCAATACACGAACAGGAACACTTACAGGAGGCTACCGCTATGTGAATACGGAGGATAATTCCCAGACACTGTTCATCCCGTCCGGCGGTTATTATGCTAATACCACTCTTACAACGGGTAATACTTATCTATGGGGCAGTACAAGTGGATATAAAAACGGTACAAGTACGCGTCCTGTTTATTATAACAATGGAAGTTATATCAATAATACGAGTAATACAGGCTTTTTGTGTTACTACGCTTTGCCTGTTCGCGGAGTGTATGTGCCGCCGTTTGAGACCTGTGCGATAACCGTAAACGTGACAAGCACATCTACGCAGTACATTTATATATGCGAGGTGGGTCAGCGGCTTACTGTCAGTGCTATTGCCACTACAGCCAACAACAAGGTCGTACAATGGACCGACCCCAATGGGGTAGTGGTTGCCACGCAACCAACGGTTGAGTTCATTGCCTTGTCGGATGCTACGTACACAGTCACTTTCGATGGCGCATATACATCCAAGGCTAACATCACCACTGCCGTATCGCCTGCCGGAGCAGGTACGGTAACGGGTGCCGGTGCATACGAGAATGGTACAAATGCCAAAGTGTTTGCCACGCCGAATGAGTACTATCGTTTTAGCCACTGGCTTGACAACAGCAGTAATACAGATCCCGACCGCGTCTTCCGCGTAGATGGTGACAGAACGTTTACCGCAGTCTTTGTCCGCGACGAAATGCAGGCCGCCGATGCCGTTATCTCGCAAAAGACAGGCGAGGGAGTGATAGACACTGTTAAGATTCTATATGACCTGCCTATTACTACGGTAAGCAACATCTTCTATACCCCTATAGATATGGGTAATGGTACGGCTTGGGCGGACAAAAACATTGGTGCTAATACAAAAAATGATGTTGGTAGTAAATTCTGGTATGGAGCGACTTCTGCTCAAACAAATTATAGATTAAATAATTCATACTGCTATACCGGTGTTAGTGCAGGTGAAAATCTTCCTACTACTCAAGATGCCGCGTATAAAGTATTAGGAACATCTTGGCGAATTCCAACCAAACAACAATGGGAAAGTTTAGTAGAAAAATGTTCTCCTGCAAGTAATACATTTACCAATCCAACCGAAAGTGTAAAACAGATATTTTTACCATCAGCAGGTGTGATAATACCAACAGCAACTAATAGTAATACAGCTGCAGTAACAGGCAATGGAACTTATGCAGCATATTGGAGTAGTACTTTGGCTGTCAAAGCAACAACAGCCTATCAAAGTCAACCATGGTGTTACCTTGATGGAATAGTAAGATATGATTATATTCCTACAAGCAGTTATAAAGGCTATATCTGCTACGGCATGCCTGTCCGTGCGGTGTATGTGCCGCCGTTCACGCCTTGCACGCTGACCGTAAGTTACACTAAAGACAATACTACGCATACCAACACCTACCTCTGCCAGCCCGGGCAGCCGGTGCGTATTACTGCGAAACCCGCCGATGGCTATGTGTTCAAAAAGTGGAGTGACGGCAGTCTTGAGCAGGTGCGCACTGTCTTTATGGACAACACTACTCTGACGCTTACCGCCGAGTTCGTAGCAGAGTCGGAAAGCAATATCTATGTCTATTTCAAGACTGAAGACGCTACGGAGACTCTGCAACGTGTGGAAGTGGCATCGGGCGAGACTCCTGCCTACACAGGTGAGACTCCGACCAAAGAAAACACTACGGGCTACACTTACACATTCACCGGTTGGACTGACGGCACTGACACTTACGACAAGGATGCCACTCTGCCTGCTGTTACTGAACAGACTACCTATATGGCAGTCTTCACGCCCGTGGCACGCACTTATACTATCACTTTCCGCAACGCTGACGGCAGTACGTTGCAGGCAACGGAAGTGGCATACGGTACGATGCCTGCCTACAGCGGCACGCCTACAAAGACTGCGGATGTGCAATATACCTATACCTTTGATGGTTGGGATAAACCGCTTGAAACGGTAACGGGTGCAGCCACCTATACTGCACTCTATGCAACCACTACCAACACCTACACCATCACCTTCCGCGACGGCGAGGGCAATGAGTTGCAGAGTGAGCCTGTGGAGTATGGTACAGTGCCTGTGTTCAACGGTGTATTGCCTATACCCGAATCAGCCACCGAAGGCAAGGAATATAATTTCAGCGGTTGGCAAAACGGCAGCAACGTATATACCAACAATCTGCCCGCCGTTACAGGCACTGCCACCTACGATGCAACTTATTCGCTTGACCCCGATTTCTATTTCACCATCACCAATACGCACGCAACTGAAGGCACAACGGTGGTTATGAAAGAAAGTAGTGGTTCTATGACGGACAAGACGTTCAAAGTGCGTATTTTCAATGCATCGGGTGTATTGCTGACTGACAACTGGGAATCTCATACTGTATCTGGTACAGGCACTACAGGCAGCAATTTATTCGGTGATATTCCCGCCGGAGGTAAGATGCAGATATATGGCAATGGAGGTTTTACTGCAAATTCATCTTACTATGATAATTTTGTTATTACCGGCGGTTCACCCGATTTGAGCGGCAACATATTGTCGTTGATTGCTTGTGCGAATGGGACAACGGTAAATAACAGTTACAGTCTGCCTGCTTATTGTTTCAGATATCTATTCTATAATTGTACGGCTATCAAGAATGCTGAAAACCTTGTTTTGCCTTCCGCAAGCATTGCCCAATACAGTTATGCTTATATGTTCTACGGTTGTTCAGGACTCGTTACAGCTCCTCAGATTAAGGCAACGAGCATAACAGGTATATGGGCTTGCTATCAGATGTTCTACAACTGTACATCGCTTAAGAAAGGACCGTCTGCATTGTTGGCAACCTCATTGCCTGAAAAATGCTACTATCAGATGTTCTACGGCTGCACAGCTCTGACCGATGCACCGGATATTAAGGCAACAAGCATTACAGGTACGTATGCGTGCGGTTCGATGTTCTATAACTGCACATCGCTTATTACTGCGCCGGAAATTGATGTGGAGAGCATTACGAGTACGTATACTTTCGATCAGATGTTCAGAGGCTGTACTTCGCTTAAGACCGGGTCGTCTGTTCTGTCTGCAACGTCATTGCCCCAATACTGCTACAACCAAATGTTCTACGGTTGTACGGCTCTGACCACCGCGCCGGAGATAGAAGCGACAACGGCAACAGGTACGTATGCCTGCTCCGAAATGTTCAGGGGTTGCTCATCTCTTACCCAAGCACCGTCAAAGTTAAAAATTGAGACACTGAAGGAAGGTACATATTCCTATATGTTCTACGGATGCTCCAAACTGGAAAAAGCACCGGAGATAATGGCTACCACTTATACCACCAAAGGCATACAGTATATGTTCAGCAGTTGCACCAAACTAAAACATATACGCACTCGCTATAGCGGCACTTTAGGCTTAAGTTCTTACCAGACCACTTCTTGGGTAAGTTCAGTGGCATCCACGGGTGAGTTCTATTGTCCGCCTGCGGTATCACGAGGTGCAAGTGCTGATTATTCTGCCGATAAGATTCCGCTGACGAGTACGTCCAAGTGGGATGTCTATTCCTATGACCTGACTTTCAGGCGCAGCAGCGGCACTTGGGGGGACAGCGATAACGGCAATCAGCGGCAGTTTGTATGGACTGACAACGACGTATCGGAGATCATCGCCTTCCTTGACGCACAACCCGAAAACACGAGATACTTCCTCAAGGACACCGAGTCCGACAACACAACAGAGGTGACATCGGAATACATAAGGGATATGCTCGGCTTTGAGCTAACACCGCGTACCATCATTGCAAGCAACACCACTACCTATGCCCTTGCTTGGGATGCTGCCGGAGGTTCGCTTTCAGGCGGTACACCTGCCGGTGATGTGGACGGCGGAGGCACTATCACGGCTCCCACCGCCACGCGTCCGGGCTATACCTTCACAGGATGGGAGCCGGCTTTCACCGAAACTATGCCTGCCGAAGATGTAACCTATACTGCACAATGGACACAGAATACTTACACCCTTGCTGTGACTGACCTAACTGTCTCTGGCAGCGGTACTGGATATACGTCCGCCACAACTGTCAGCCAAAACAGCGGCTTGCACTATGGCGATGAAGTTACTCTCACCCCGCATCCTGCCGAGCATTACCACTTCGAAGGGTGGGACGGCACCGATGGCAGTGATGTTGCGGACGACAGCGGTACGTACAAGATCACGATGGGCGACAAGACCGACGGCTATGCCTACGCTATCAATGCGAACTTCGCTATTGACACCTACACCGTCACCGCAACACCTAACAACGGAGAGTGGGGCAGCGTTACCGGCAGCGGCAGCGTGGACTACAACGGCAGTATCACGCTTACTGCCTCCAACAGCGAGAACTACCACCTTGTGAACTGGACGGAAGGCGGCAACGTGATTGGTACGGAAACGACACTGACACTGAACAACGTAAACGCCGACCATACAGCCATCACCGCCAACTTCGCCATCAACCCGACCCTGCTGTGGAACTTCAACGGCGGTACCACCACATCCACCGAAGCCGAATATACCTTCGGTATGATGGAAGTAGGCGATTACGTTAACGCCCCTGCCAATCCTACGCTCTTCGGATATGCTTTCCTCGGCTGGACTGATGCACAGCCTGCCAATAATACGCCTGTTACGGTGATTACCGCAATGCCGGATCGTGACATAACATATACCGCTGTTTGGCAAGAGTTGCCCGTCTATCTCATCACAGCCAATACCGGTGGCTTGGGTACGGCAACGCTTACCGCAGACCACTACGATGATGCCATTGGCAACGGCAGTTATATAGCAGGCACAAAGGTAACTATCAACGTAAACCCGAATGTCGGCTATACGTTCACGGGCTGGAGCGACAACAACAGCGACAACCCGCGCACTATCACCGTCGGCAGCGAGGCGGCAACCTATACGGCTGTCTTCTCGCTCGAGTCAGATGATGAGTCTGTAAGTGTATATCAGAACGTAGCTGCCAATACCACGAAGATTCTGTACAACCTCGACCCGCGCACCGGCGACGACGGACTGACCTACAAACCCGTGGATATGGGTTACGGCGTGGCTTGGGCTGACAGGAACGTAGGGGCGACATCCAAAACAGAGATAGGCAGCTACTTCCGTTGGGGAGGTGTAACTCCTGGCGGTAACTTGGGAACTAACGTGTTTGTGGCTATCTATACGTATGACGTATATGGAAAGAATATGTATTCTGAAGAAAATCTGCCTGCCGAAGATGATGCGGCAACCCAAAATGTAGGTTCGGGTTGGCGTATGCCTACAGCTTTGGAATGGGCGGCTCTGAAATCCAACACCAATTATTCTGCAGGAACATATACAAGCAAAACAGACAATGGTAATAGTATTTCACTACCAAAATCGGGTGAATATGTGATGCAAAATAATAATACGGAATTGTATGACGGTGATGACCGTTGGTATTGGAGCAGTACTTTGTATGGTAGAGGCCAGACTTGTTATGCATCCTATCCATATAATTGTTATGATGACAATTCTGCAAGTCAGGCATACTATTTCTTTGATGATGGTAATAGCAGTAACGTAAAGGTATATCAAAA